TAATTAGTAATTGGTTTATTAATTCTATCCTCTATGAGTTTTGTTGCTTTTATTTTTTGACCTTTATCTAATAAATTATAAATTAATTCTAAATCATTGCTTTCAATTGTTGCCCGCCGCAATCTAAATAACTTTTGAGCCATATTTTCTTTTGAACCATTAAATGATGCGTTATATTTTTTTAGTAGTTGTCTTAATTTATCTACTGAAATGTCATATTTTTTGCTTTTTTTTATTGTATATTTTTTAGTTTTATTGTTTCCTTTAATTATTTTGTATATTGTATATTTTTTTGTTTTATTGTTTCCTTTAATTATTTTGTATATTATGTTTTTCTTTGTTTTTTTTGTTTTCTGTAATTTGTTTTCATTCAGTTTAGACCACCGCTTACTATTTTTTGTTTGTATTATGACCCACATATTACCATCATTGCCTCGTTTCTTTGCTCCTAATGTAAAGTCATTCGCACTTTCTGATGGTGCTTTTCTTGTTGCCATTATTTATATATTATATTTTATATAACATACTAAAAGAAATTTAAAGAAAAAACATTATAGCAAATAATTATTAAGTAATAGCATTTAAATATTTATTAATTTTAATTAATAATTAATAATTTTATTTATAGTATTAATAAAATATTAAACTTATTTGCGTAACCAATCTTCGGCTGACAGTTTTGCGCTGTCGCTATAATAAAATTTAATTAAGTTTCGTAATTGGTGAGTTGGTTCATCGTTTAAACGTTCATCTGATAAGTCTGTATCTCGCGTAGTAATTTTTTCCCAACTATTTCTAAATTTCTGTAAATTCTTTATTAACTCATCTCGCGTCATAGAACTTATTGGTTTTTTATTTATTTCATACATTCCTTTATAATTAGTAATTGGTTTATTAATTCTATCCTGCATAAGTTGTGTTGCTTTTTTTTGTTGGGCTTTATCTAATAAATTATAAATTAATTCTAAATCCTTGCTTTCGATTAAAAAATTGCTTACTCTAACTAACCCTTGAGCCATCTTTTCTTTTGAACCACGTGTTGTTACATTATATTTTTTTAGTAGTTGTTTTAATTTATCTACTGAAATGTCGTTTTTTTTGTTTATATGAATAATATATTTTTTAGTTTTATTTTGATTATTTCCTTGATTGTTTTTCTTTTTTGTTTTATTCACTTTAGACCAGCGCTTACTATTTTTTGTTTGTATTATGACCCACATATTACCATCATTGCCTCGCTTCTTTGTTCCTAATGTAAAGTCATTGGCACTTTCTGATGGTGCTTGTCTAGTTATCATTATATTTATTATATTATATATAACATAATAAAATAAATTTCCAGAAAAAACCGTATAGCAAATAATTATTAAACAATAGCATTTAAATATTTATTACTCTTAATAAGTAAATATTAATTTTTATTTGATTTATGGAGTTTATTATTAGAGAGAATATTATTCCTTTTACAAATATAAACTTAGCTTTATTTATTTTATGTTATTTTAAACCTTACAATAATTATATAGATTATGATTATTTATATAGTATATGTTATTGTTGGAATCACATAATTTTTATAACATTTAATGGAGCATATTTTATAGATAACACAACTTTTAAGAGAATGGCCATTAGAAAAAGAATTTCACTCCCTTTTTTTCATATTGGAAATATGATTTTACATAATTTACCATTTATATATGTAAATATTTATATACCTAAAAGTATTATATTCTATCATTCATTTTTAGCATGTTTAACTAATTTATTATGGTGTTATTGGGCAACATTTGGAACATTTGATATTAAGTATGTTTATGTATATATGAAAAAACAACAACAAATTAAGTTATATATTATAAACATAAGTTCAATATTTTATGTTCCTTTGATTTATTATAGTAATAAAAATATAAGAAATTATTTATTAAATTAAAATTTATACTAATTAAAATTTATACTAATTAAAATTTATACTAATTAAAAATTATACTAATTAAAATATAATATAAAGATTATTTTACAAGTTAAAATAATAGATTGCAGCAATCTATTCATTTTTTAGCATTGGTGCCCGAGTGGTCTAAGGGGTGCGACTCAAGTTCGCATGGCGTAAGCCTCGTGGGTTCGAACCCCACCCAATGCAAAACATCTTTTTCTTTTTATAATATTTTTTAAAAATATATTATAAAAAAAAATAGTAAACAGCTTTTTTATTTTTAAATATTACTTTAATAGATTAATTTTTAGAAGATACAAGAGCTTTTTGACGAACTAAACGAGGTGGTTCAGTATTAGAATTACGCGGAGTTGGTGGCGGTGTGGAAACATAAGATTGTGAACGTTCAACTTGTGTAAATGCAGTATTCATACTACTTTTTTGCCTATTTACAACATTCCCAACAGACCTATATGCTGACATACACTCATCTTGTGTTTCACTATAATTAATTGCATGAGTTGGTAAAATACCAATTTTTGATGCTTCTAAAATAGCATCTTGATTAGCACCTAAATAAAGGATTTCAATATTGTATGATTTTTGTGCACTGTCAATAAGTTTTTTAAGAGACTTTGCATTAAAGTTTTTACTACAATTTTCACAACCATCTGTAGCAACATAAATTAAACACTTGTCATAACAATTTGGATTATGAAGTTTTTTTTCCATAAAATAAGTTAGAGTTGAACCAATGGCATCATATAATGCTGTTTGTCCTCGCGGAACAAATTGTCTTAGTTCAAGTGGTCTAACATCATTAATATTTAATGACTTAATTAACATTTTTTCTTCGTGGTCAAATAATTTAATAGATACATTTACCTGCTCATTTGGTTTTAAATCTTGCTTAATAACTTCAAGTGAAGAGTTTACTCCACCAATAGTATCTTGCTCTTTACCACACATAGAACCTGAACGATCAATAATTGCAACAACCTCTTGAGTAAATAGTGCCATAATATAATATTAATGTTAATAATAAATTTATTAAAATATTAAATCAATTTTTTTTGTTTATTTTATTATTTTATTATTTTATTATTTTATTATTTTATTATTTTATTATTTTATTATTTTTATTATGCTAAAAAAAATTGATTACTAATTTTTAATAATTAATAATCAATATTTACTATAAAATGCTAAAGCAACAAATGCTAATTGAAAAAACTAATTATGAACCCCATCTTAACATTGAATTGATGACAGGAGCATTTATAGAAAATAAATTTAAAAACATATGTGCGCAAACTATTTGTGATGCTTATGTTAATGAAATTTTAATAATTGAATATTTGAAATATAGACTGGCTAAAGATCCCGAAACATTTACCGATACAACATTTGCTATAGATTTACCATTTGTTCAAGATTATATTGAACATATAAAGAAAGTTAGCATAACTTGTGAAGACATTCCTGTAATTACTTATGTATATAATACACTATTGCGCGAACCAGGAGATAGGGAACTGTGGCCACATGATGAGGCCTCGTTAATCCTCGATAAAATACATTGCTTCTTTGATATTGATGAAAACAAATTAGCAAATGAATTAATAGAAGTAATAAGTGAAATTTATTATAATAGTTTGTTTTGAAGCATAAAACTAAAAAATTGATAATATAAATTTTAAAATATTTTTTTTATAAAAAATGATTAATGATTATTATGCTCGTGAGGTTTATACTCAATTATTGAAAAATTGCTGTAATTTTATTAATAAAAACTGCTTAGATATTGGAACAAGAAGTGGAGCAAATTGTGAAAATTTAGTAAGAGTTGGTGCATCAAGTGTAGTAGGTATTGATATAGACTCTTCACGCTTTGATGAGATGTGGGTTAATAAAAAAATTACACTTTTAAAGCAAGATTTATTAACAATGGACAATTCTAATAAATTTGATGTAATTACATGCTTTTTATGGAATATGCCTTATTTACAATATACTAATGTAATGAATAAAATTAAAGAACTTCTAAATCCAGATGGTTTAGTGTATATAGGTATTGCTGATCAAATATATAAGTATGATCCGCCTAGTCCTTATAGTGTAAATATTGTTGAATTATTAAAAAAACATTTTAATAATACAAGAATTTTAGATACTAACTGTTGCCAATGGTTAATAGAAGCTAAAAATCCATTTTAATTAAATAAAATGGTAACAATTTTTAGAGCAATAATAAAATTTACTTTGTTTTTTAAAAAAATCGTGCTGTAGTTTATATTTTTTATTGCAAACATGACATTTTATTTTTGTTAAATTATTAACATAATATATTATATCATCATTTAATACTAATATTTTGAATTTATAATTTTTTGCTTTTAATTTTAAAAACATTACAAAAATAATAGTAATAATATATTTATATAATTTTTATAATGTATTATGTAGGAAATTTTTGTTCTATTTTTTTTATAAATAATTCCAAATTAGTATTTAATAATGTTGAAGTTGAACACAATGCTTTTAAAGTATTTCTTTTAGTTCCTGACTTTTTATCATATATTAAATAATAATTAGTAGCATATGTTTCGTGTCTTCTAATAGTAATATATTTGGGTAAAATAATTGATATTTTTTTATTTTCTGGAACATTAATAACTTGTTCATCGCTTTTTATAAATTGTTTTTCATCTTTTACAAATTCCTCCTCGGTTTTTATAACTTGTGTAGTTTCATTATTTTTATTAGTTATTTCATATTCTTCTTCAATAATTAATAACATCTTTTTAATTTCTTCTAATTTTTCTAATATACTTATTTTATTTGATTTAGATGATACATATAATTTATTATCTATATTATGGGGATGTTTTTCTATTTTAAAATATTCTCTATAACATTTATTTTTTTGGTCATAACATTCTTTATAATAATTAACATAAATAGGTATACTAGATTGTTCTATATTAGCAGGTAGTTTAACAGCATTATGCTTTCTTTCTCTCTTACATTCTTCTTTTTTTATCATAATATTTGAAATGTCGCTCATTTATATAAAAATATTACATTAAAATATTACAGATTTAGTTAAATATAACCAAAAGAAGATTCCAACAAATGCTTTGGCAGTTAAGTCTAACATATTATATCCTATCATTTTAGTTGCTTCATTTGTATGATAAAATACGCCATATAAAGACCATAATCCTAAGTATAACCAAAATATTAATTTAGATTGGTATGTTGTTTTTAAACTTGTCATAAATAGTTTCCAAATTGTACCAAATGTTAAAAATAAGAATATAAAACCCATAAAACTTGCTAAATTTCTATTTAATAAACCTATTTCTCCACTATATCCAAATCCTAACATTAAAAGATTAAAAAATAAAACTAATAAAAATGGCTTAAATCTAACTGGTATTTTATTTTCATAACCTAATAACATAGAAAGTGCTAATAACATAAAAGGAGTGGTGATTACCCAATCAGAATAGCGCATAGTGTTAATTTTTGCTAAAGGCAGATCATCAACAGAATCATGATTTTCATCTTTTATAGATTTGTCTTTTATAGGTTCGTCTTTTTGCGATTTATTTATTTGTTCTATAAATAATCCATAAAAATAACTAGCAATAATAGAAATACATGTTTCTAAATTTAAAATATGACGAACTTGTGGAATAGGACTTCGCAATGCTTCAATAAATGTAATTACTGAAGTAGTAAGTAAAAAAATATATGTAATATAAAAACTACTAATAACTAAAGATGTATTCATAGTAATACTTATATACTTTAAAATATAATATTTTAAAGCATTATTTTAAAGCATTAAATTAAAGCATTAAAGTTTTGTTTTAATAAAAAAAAACTTTAATTGAAAATAAATAAGCAAAGTTATTTAATTCGAGTAAGCTAGACCACCCATACCCGACATAATGCGGAGAACATTGTAGTTAACGGCATAAACGCGAACTTTAGCAGTGCTTACACCAGAGACAGTAGCATTAGATAAAACTAACTGTAAAGTGGCATTGTCAATTCGCGAGAAATTGCATGTGCCAGATGGCTGGTGTTCTTCTGGTCTTAGAGCGAACGAGTAAACATTAATACCAGTGTCTGGCGCACGAGTGTGGTGCTGGAAAGGCTGAACTAAATCGAAGTATGTGCCTTCACGCTCCGAAAATCTGTCTTGGCCATTTAACTGTAATTTGGCAACAACGACTGGGTTCTCACCCCAGCAATGCATATCTAAGGCAGTTTCAGCTAGAACGAAGGTTCCCGCATCCGAAACTCCGGAGTCAGTAGAGTTATCAGCATTTGTGCCCCAAGCACCGCTGGCACTTACATTAAGAATGTCATTAGCAAATGGGTCTTGGAACATACCACTTGCATTAATAAACTTATTATTGCCAGTTCCAGATGAAGTTATGTTGTTTTTACCACCAAAAGCATGAACCGCATTTGGTAAAGCATCAAAAGCATCTGTGTAATTAAAAGGTTGGGCACCTAATAATTTATTTAAATCATTGTTAGCAGTTGTTGATGCACAATAATCAACATTAGCATCTGGTTGAACAACCCATATTAATTCTTTGCATGGATGATTTAAATTTAATTTAATTTTGTTTGATGACGAACCAACCGACTCATCACCAGTGAACTGTAGCTGTTCAATTAAATATTCGTGTGGGTTTTGGGCCATGCGTCTGCGCTCATCAGTATCTAAGAAAATGTAATCAACAAATAGCGAAGCAGCGGCTAGCGATTGTTTGTAAGCATTGACAATTTTTGTACCACTTCCATTAATACTATTTACCGCCCATAAGCATTCTTCAATATTGCGAATGTCTAAATTAATTTTTACTTCGTGGTATTGTAAAGCAATTAGAGGTAGAGCTAAACCTGGATTACGGCAATACCAGAACTGTAATGGAACGTATAAAGTTGTTTCTGGTAGAGCATTGCGTGGAGCACATACTTGACGAACACCATCAGCAGAGCAAGGACCATCAACTTCAGAAAAGAGTGGATCGCAAATATATGTTAATTGAGTAGTATTACCAATCATTTTATAGTATCCGCGTTCTTGTTCTTTCGATAAAGTTAATTGGCACCAAATGTGCATCCAGTCACCATATTGACGGTCAATACGCTGGCCACCAATTTCAACTTCTACTTGTGAGATTAATTGCTCACCTGGGAAATCTAACCATCTAGCATATACCTGTCCACTGCCTAACGATTGATTAATTTCAGGAAGAGTAATCTGTAAATAGGTGCGGTAAGCTAAATCACCATTGCGTGAAATAGTGCATGTAACTCTGCGACCGAAATCAGCTTGACCATTGAAAGTTTGCTCAATTGATTCCATCGCAAAGTTGGTATGACGACGATAAGTTACTTTCCAGAAGGTAATTTGAGGATTACCTGTTAAATATACATCTTGAGCGCCATAGGCGAC